AAGCCTGTTTTAGGCTATTATACTACCGCTGTCGGCCCTCCCTCTCTCAGGCTGACCGCCTTCCCTTTAGCGTTCGCTTCTGGGGAGGTGTTTATTATGGAGCTTCAATGGATATAGATTTAAAGGGTTCGCCTTTTGCCGGACTGACACAAGAAGAGTTTGGCGTCCTAGCGAGATTAATGGATCAGAACCAGCAAAACCCTTTCCAGAAAGCTGAAGCCGTAGGCACTGGCCTTCTTGATAGGCTTATCCGTGATAAAGGCGTTAAGATGTCGGCGGGCAAAAGAACCAGCGTCAAGCTTGGTACTAAGGGTGCAGAAGCTACCTTTAAACCAGGCAGAAAAACAGTCTTAAAGGCTAAGATAAGACCCGGATCCGCAAGCCTAGCGTATAGAAGGGAATTCTAAGCATTTATGAGCATTAATTTTAACCCAGAGTTCACAGTGGCAAACGTCTTAACTATAGTGTTAGCCTTAACAATTGGATTGTCGGCCTGGAACAGTGTCGAAGGTCAAGTGTCTCAAAATCAAACAGCAATCAATGAAAGCAAGCAGTCAGTACAAAAAATAACTTCTGACCTAGCGGAATTAAAGATAGATGTGGCTTTGTTGAAACAGGACTCAGAACACGCATCTGAAATGATGGAAGAAATTAAAGCCAATCAAACGCACATCATCAAACTATTGAGTGAAGGATAAAAAATGGCAGATAAGTATTACGACTATAATAATGGCAAATCCCCTGCTGCTGGAGGGGATGGTAGTGAAAGCAATCCATTTGCAACACGTACAGAAGCCGTTTCAGGATCAATTGTAGGTGATTTTGTTATTGCTGTTGATGGAATCCAAGTGCCAACAGAAGAAACTCACTTTCAATTTAATGATCGAAGAAACGAAAAGGGCGAGACTTATAGAAAAGCTATTTTACGCTCTGGCGGATCAACAGACTATGTTGCAAGAACCACAACATCATTAGCGGAAGCTGACAGCCCATTTATTGTACAAAATCTTGTTTTTGATGGACAAAACACCGTAGACAGTTGTTTTGAGCTAGTAGAGCAGTCTGCTGGAGAAGAGTTGATCACACAAGTAAAAGGCTGTGAGTTCAGAAATGCTAAACGAAATGCAATAAGGATCTTAGAAAGGGGCGGCAGACAGCAGTTTTATGACTGCAAGATAGATGATGATGGCGGCCTTGAAGATAGCGTTTTAGGAACCTCAAGCTTATCTGGAAAAACCAACCAAGTCATCCAGTTCCAAGGCTTAGAAATTAATTTAACTACAATTACATCGGCTTACGGAGTTATTGATTTAGATCAAGTGTCAACGCCAAGTAACACTCTAGGGCTTCACTTTAATAATGTTTCTGGCGTATTTAATGTTTCTGGAAGCAGTGCTAGAGTAGACGTATTAAATCTACAGTGTAAAAATGTTATTAAAATTGACAATTGTGATATAGACATTCAAGGAGATGGCACAGAAAGCACAAGTTCATCTTTTGGCATCCTTGTAAAAGGAAACGGCTCTGGTCACGAAATTAGTGACATTGACATATCTAACAATAATATTGGTTTTAAAGTAAAAGCTGGATATGGAATATCATTTGGAGAGTCAACTACAGACTCACATATAACAGGTGGCAACGTAACAGGAAACACAGTTACTGGCAAAACTTATACAGATGCCAGTATAACGCCTCACAACTACGTTATGGGTCAGGGGACAGGCGGCGCACTTTTAAAAGGCAACAAGTCTATAAATGGTTATGTAGGCTATCTTTTCTCTATAACAGACTCATGCACAGCTACTGGCAACCTAGCGTTTGATTGTAATGGCCCAAATTTTTATGCAAAAGGTACAACTGCGGCTACAATTAGTGATAATACTGCTGTAGTTACAGGAAATATTACTCAAAGAGACAGAGGAATCTTAGCTGTAGCGCCACAAAGCAGCACAGACACTACCGCAGTTACTTTTCAGCAAAACTTAGTTATCGTACAAGATACAAGCAAAATACACTCTTTAGCGTACATTGAAGATTCTGACCAAGCTTGCACATTTACAAGAAACACTTATATTATTCCTGATACTGTTGATGTCTCTACAGCAAATTTATTTTCGTATGAAAATGGTGCTGGCGGTGCGGCAAATAAAACACTTGCAGAATGGAACGCAACAAGCGAAGTAACAGATGATGTTATTGTTCAGCTTCCTGCGTCAGAAATACAAAAGCTGATTAATAAATACAGGCCGAACAAGTTAGACTTTGATCCTGGCCCTACTATTTCACACGATATAATTACTAACTAACGAGGTAACAATGAGTACATCTTATATAGGCTCAAAAACAGCAGCAGAAAACGGAGCTGAGTTTACACTATCAACTGGATCTTCAAGAGCATTTTTTGTTTATCCAGGCTTTGGCGGCGGCGAACATCTTTTGCTTCAAGTAAAAAATTCTGGCGGATCATCTTTTTCAGATGTAGGTACTTTAGCTGAAAACGGCCAAAACACTGGAGTCGTTACTGCTCGCGGTGCTGGAGACTCAATATTTAGAGTTGTAAAATCAAAAACAAGCACAGCTATAGAAGTGTTTTTTGATTAATGATTAAACGACAAAAGAAAAGAAAGCTTACTAAGCAGCAGGAAAAGTTTGTTGACCTAATGGCTCGTGGTTATCACGAAGGCCGAGATCCAACAAAGATGACTGTAATGGATGCCTTTAGGTTGGCGGGATATGCGCCTGATAACGGTAACGCCTATCGCCTATACAAAGACCTAAAGGAAATCATTAAAGAGAAACGTGATGATCTTGTTGATGAAAATCAAGTTGCCTCGTTAGCTACCAAGATCATTGAAGACATTATGGTAAACCCAGATGTCAGACCAGAAATTCGCCTAAAGGCGGCACAAGACGTTCTGCACAGAACAGGCCACGATAAACCGAAAGAAGTTAATCTTAACCAAACAGTATCTGACCTTTCTGATGCGGAACTTGATGAACAACTATCCGAGCTGATTGAATCATCCACTAATGTCAAACAACTTAAGCAAGGCTGAAAAAGAGAAACTCCTTAAGTTAATGCAGGAGAGAGAGGAAAGGCGAAAGTTTAACGCTATCGCCCAATGGAGTCCGTATGGTTGGCAAGAAATCCTTGCAAATGCCACAAAAGAGAACAATCAGTGCCTAGCAATGGCGGGCAACCGGGTAGGCAAGACCTATACTGGCGCTAGAATTACAGCTTGTCACCTAACAGGAAAATACCCTGACTGGTGGAAGGGTAAGCGGTTTACCAAGCCAATCAATGCTTGGGCTGCTGGTGCTAGTACGGTTACGACAAGAGACATCCTACAGAAAGAACTGTTGGGTGATCCTGTCAACATAGATTTACGAGGGTCTGGAGCAATACCTAAAGACTGCATTGTAGATGTAGTTAGGAAGCCTCAGATACCAAACGCAGTAGAAAGTATTGTAGTGAAGTTCCATAATGCTTTTGGCGTACACATAGGTGAGTCGGTACTATCTTTTAAGTCCTATGAGATGGGCGAAGAAAAGTTCATGGGCTCATCGTTAGACTGGGTGTGGCTAGACGAGCAACCAGCACAGAATATATATACCCAGTGTCTGACAAGGACATTGGATAAAAGGGGTTTCGTTATGATGACGTTTACTCCTGAAAGCGGCATGACTCCTGTTATTAATCAGTTTTTAAAAGACAGGAAGAAAGGCCAATTTTTAATACAAGCAGGGTGGGACGAAGCGCCGCACCTTGATGAGGATGCAAAAGAGCAGATCCTAGCGCAGTACCTTCCTAATGAAAGGGAGATGCGTACAAAGGGTCAGCCTGTATTTGGTAGAGGCATGGTCTTCCCTTACTCGCTTGAGAAGCTGGTAGTGGAAGACTTTGACATACCTGATTCTTGGCTTAGAATATGCGGTATTGACTTTGGATTTGATCATCCTACAGCGATTGTATGGGGTGCGATTAACCCAGAAAACGGTTGTTTTTATATAGTTGACGAATACAGAGAATCTCGTCAGACCGCAGTCGAACATGCCATAGCGATAAGAGCTAGACCACATCAGCCGCCTATAGCCTGGCCGCACGATGGAAACAGGACTTTTGATGGCGGCGACTCAATGGCACAGCAGTACAGGCAGGAAGGAGTCAACTTTCTACCAGAACACTTTACAAATCCCCCTGACATATCGCAAACTAAGGGAGATATAAAGATTTCTGCTGGTATTACTGCAATGACCAGAGCGATGCAGAAAGGATTATTTAAAGTATTTCAGAGTTGTCACTTTTGGCAGCAGGAATACGGAACTTATCATTTTGGTGATAACGGTAAGATAGTAGATAAAGAAGACGATTTGATGTCTGCCACAAGATACGCATTCCAGAGCCAAAGGTTTGCACAGGCATCTGAGTCAAACAAGAAAAGGCGACCTTGGGAGACCAAGGAGACTAACAACTACAACTGGGTCACATAATGGCAGTTTCCAACAAAGACTTACTAACCGCAATTAACTCATACGAAGATAATGTATCTGACCACATGGACAGCGATGCAGCGCAAACTCGCGCTGACCTTATTGATTACTATCTTGGTGAGCGATACGGGAATGAACGTGACGGCTACTCGAAAATCGTTACCAGAGAAGTCTATCAGACTGTTGAGAATATCAAAGCCGATGTTGCCGAGCTTTTCATTGCAGACGATGAGACTGTTAGATTTGAGCCAGAAGGACCAGAAGACATAGAGGGCGCACAACAAGCAACCGACTATGTTCGATATGTGTTTTATCGTCAGAACGATGGCTTTAGCGTAATTTTAGATTCTTTAATGGACGGCCTTCTTCAGCGCCAAGGTGTTATAAAGCGCTGGCGACATATGCAAGACATGGTGACTACTCACACTTTTGAGGAAGTGTCAGAAGCTGCATTCGCTATTTTGATGGCAGATCCAGAGGTAGAAATTACTGAGTTTGAAGAAGCTATTGACGAGCTTACACAGTTAAGTGTTTACAGCGGTAAATTATTGAGAACCAAGACTCAAAGCGAAACAAAGGTGGAGGTAATCCCGCCTGAAGAGTTTGCAATAGATCGAAGCGCAGTTAGTGTGGAAGAAGCCAAGTATGTAAGACAAAGAAAATTAGTTTCTAAAAGCGACCTCCTGCAAATGGGATTCGATGCAGATAAGGTTGAAAAAGCAGCGACATCTTCTGGATATAACGAATATGACTCTCCTGAAAAAATTGCTAGGGATTTTGACGGCGATAACTATTATGATGATGATGACAACAATATTAGTCCTGTTTATGATTTGCACGAAATTTATATGCGGTATGATCGAGATGAAGACGACTATGATGAGCTTATTAAAGTCTGCAAAGTAGGAAATGTTGTTCTTAATGTAGAGGAAGTTGATGAGATTCCTTTTGTTATATGGACTCCTATTCGCATTCCACACAGATTGACAGGTCTTTGCCCTGCTGATGCAGCGGCCCCACTCCAAAAGGTTAAGAGTACACTTTGGCGTAACCAGTTAGATAACCAGTACAACCTTAACAATGGCCGTCCTGTTATCGTAGAGGGTCAGGTAGACCTAGACTCAGTAATGAGCAGCAAGCCCGGTGCGCCTTACATTGTTAAGCATCCTAATGCTATCTCATTCCCACAACAACCTTCATTTGGACAGCATACTTACAACATGATGGGTATTGCTGATCAGATGCTAGAGCAGAACGTAGGGTCTACTGATAACTCTATCAGCCCTGACATCCTCCATGGCAACACAGCGGCGGGTGCAGTTAGCCAAGTTCTATCTAAGCGACAAGCTAGAGTTCGTTTAATAGCGAGAGAGTTTGGTGAGTTTTTACGCAAAGTCTTTATGGGCATCTACGAGCTAGAGATAGCTTATTCAGATGACAAGTCTATATTCCGGCTAGACAACAAGTTTGTAGAGGTAGACCCAAGACACTGGCATGCACGAAAAGACGTTACAGTTCTTGTCGGTTTAGGCAACGGATCTAAAACTGAACAGTTATTCCATATGCAACAAACTATGGCCGCACAACAAGCTATGCTTAGCGCTGGCGGCATGGGAATTACTGTTACACCACAGCAGATTGTACAGTTGCAAGAAGATATGGTAAGACTGTATGATAAGAGCGCACACGGCAGGTACTTCACAGAGCCACCTGCTGAGTTTACAGGGCAACCTGAACCACAGCCACCATCAGCGCAAGAACAAGCGTTAATGGCGCAGGTAGAGATAGAGAGAGCTAAGCTTGAGCTAGATAGACAAGAACTGGCCCTAAAAGAGCAACAATTCATGCTTAAAGTGCGAGAGCATGAAGATGAGAACGAATTTAAGTTAGCGGAACTTAACTTGGAGGCACGCAGTGAGAGAGCAGTCAAGATTGGTAACTAGCCTTGTTAGTGAGAGCGCAAATAACGACACTAAGTTAAAAGTAGCAAACGGAGCCGCAAGGCTTATTGAGGATGGCGCAGTACAGTTTATTTTTCAGGAAATGGAAGATAATCTATACAGGGCTTTTTCTGGAGTGCAGACACCCGAATTAGGTGAAGCTCTTTGGAGAGAGGTTAAGGTAGTTAAGGCTTTAAAAGAGAACTTGGAGTGGTATGCAAACCAACGAGAAACACTCGGAAAACAAGTCCGAGGAAGATAAAGAATATTACATCGTATCTGATGATTTAATTAACTGGATGCGAGGAGTAGCGTACACAAAGTTGTCGTTACAAGAGGTAGATGGGTTTACTGATCAGTTGTTCAATGCACCAACTCTTCAGCAATACTTAGAACTGCAAGAAAGCAAAAAACCAAAAATTATCACTTAACAAAGGATAACGGCAAGACCGACCCTTAAAGGATATTAAAATGAGCGAGAAACTTGAGAACACCCCTTTGGAATTCTCTACTATAGACCCCATGACAGAAGCTGCTGGACTTGAGGCAGTATTGGGCATGATTAACCCTAAAGAAGATTTAGGACAAGTTGAAAATGATTCTGTACCTGAAGCTAAGTTAGAAGAATTTGAGGAAGAATATTCCGAAGAAGAATTTGATGACGAGGTGGAAGAAACACTCGATCAAACTGAAGACGATGAGTTGGAAGAAAGTGATGAGCCAGAAATGTCTGGTGACATCGAGCTTGACGACAGCGAATACGATTATTTAGTTTCTGCCAAAGAGTTCCTGAATGAGAACGGTCTTGATGATATTGAAAAAATCAAGAGTGGCATATTGATGCAGGGTGATTACACTCGTAAGACTCAGGCGTTATCTGACGAGCGCAAAGCATTTGAGGCTGAGCGAAACACATCTCTCGAAGAAACAGCAAGGCTGTTAGAGGTGGCTCAAGCAATGGTATACGGTCAGCGGCCAACCCATACAACTCAAGAGCTTTTAGCGTTAAAAGAGTCAGATCCCTATGCTTATGAACAAGCTTTAGAAGCAAAGGTTCTTTACGAACAAAAGGAATCTGAAATAAACGGTGTAGCCAGTAAAGTATCAGAGCAATACCAAGCACAACAAGCAGAGCAATTACAGGCTCAATCAGCACAACAGGCAGAATTGTTAATTCAATTAGAGCCTGGTTTCGCAGATCAAAACACTGCGACTCAGAAAGTAAGTGTAATGACTGAGTATTTTAAAGGCATTGGGGGCGACCCAGAGATGCTTAATACTGTAAATGACGCTATTGTGTTGAAGGTGTTACACGATGCTGCAATGGCTAGTCAATCGCAAAAACAGGTTGCTGAAAGTAAAGCTCCTAAAAAGAAGACTTCTAAAACTGTTATAAGAAAAGGAACGTCAAAGAGTCGTGCGGAAAAACAGGCTGCGGCACAAAAAGCTAAAGTAAAAAAGGCTATACGGTCTGATGGATCTTTAGACAAAGAATCTGCCGTAGATTTAATTTTTGACTCTTTTAAATAGGTAAATAATCATGGCTACAATCGCAGGTAACAGCGCGTATGCTT